AAGATAGATAATAATGTAAAAATTTATTCATATAATAAAATAGATATTACTGATAAATGTCCTGAACAAGTAGAAGAAATAAAAAAGAAACATTTTGGCAGTTGTATTTTAGATGCAGAATTAATGTTATTTTTAGATGATGAACCACTACATAGAGCAGAAACAATATCTTATGTTTTTAAATTAAAAGATGAAAATAAAAAAGGAGTATTAAAGGCTCATGTTTTTGATATCATGCAACATGAAGGTAAGTCTGTTATGGAAGAACCATTGAGAGAAAGAATTAACATTTTATTATATCAATATTCACAACACTCTTCTGAAATGTTGGCTTTCCCATCTAAAAAAGATACACGTATGGCGGATTCAATAAAAGAAGTTTTAGAGTACTCTAAAGATATTATGAAACTCCCTGCATCCGAAGGAGTAGTAATAAAAGATATGGAGTCAACTTATTATCGTGGAATAGCACAAAACCCAAAATGGATTAAGTGGAAAAAATTTGTAGACTTAGATGTAATTGTGTTAAAGGATAGAAAAACTAAAAGTGGTTTGCATTCTTATACTATGGGAATTGGCCCAGTTCCCGCTTCTGTCGTTAGAGAATATGAGACAGTTGAATTTGAAGATAAAGAATATTTAGAAGTAGGTAAAGCATTAAACACTAAAACTAATGTAGAAGTTGGAAAAATAGTAAGAGTAAAAGTAGACGAAGTTAGAAAGAAAAATAAATCATTTAGTCTATATTCTGCTAAAGTAATAGAAGTTCCTGAAGTATTGGTTTCTGATACATTTGAAACATTAGAACATTTAGCATCTAAAACTAAAAAATCTTTAGAAGATGCTTTAGATTTCTTGGGAGACAACGTACTAAGAACCCCATATAAAATTATGAGTGGTATTGGTGAAAAGGAAAAAGACGTTAAAAAAGCATATTATGTTACAGATAATATACACGGTACTGCTGAAATTATACTAAAAGAAGACTTAGATGGGTTTACTATTTATGGTTTTGAAGGAGATACATTAATGCAAAAAAATGCATTACATAATATAGATATATGGAAAGAACAACTTACTGAAATTATAAAAACTAAAAGGTCAACATTGAGAATTGCAATTAAAAATGAAATCTTAGAATCAGGCAGACCCAAAGTAACATTTGAAAAGATAGTAGAATTCGTTAAAGACAACTACCCTGAAACATTTGAAGATGTCTTTGATAATAAAGAAGATAAATTAATGAGTTGGATGAAAACAGAAGGTGACGTAAGTTTTGTTTATCATCATCCAAATAAATTTAGTGTTCAAAGTGATGAACTTACAAAGGATATAGAAGTATTACAAAAAGAAGATAAAAAGGGTAAGTTTGTAATTAAACGTAGAGAAGATGAGAATATTGATTTTATTATAGAGTACAAAGATAAGAGAAATGCTTGGACAATAGAAATTGATGATTCTGAAGATATTTTTAATTTATTTGGTAAATCAGGTAAATATCCTGCTATTGTTGCAGAAAATCTTGATGGTGGTAAAACTTTAGATAAAGGAGAATTACTTCTTGGAGTACAAAAACAAGGTTATCACGAATATAAATTAAATGGAGATAAATTTGATACTAGAATTCACGTAAGAGTTTTGCCAGTAGATGAGAAAAATACATGGCTTGCGTGGACAGGTAAGAAACAAGAAATGTTACCATTAGATGAAGATGAAAAATTGTGGGATATTACAAAAGATAAATATGCAAATTTAGAGTTTCCAAAAGAAAATAACACTTAACTTATATAGTAAGAGTTTAAACTGACTGTTCGTGCAAGCGATGCAGATGTTAAGAAAAGAGGATAACACCTCTGGTCATTTTACCATTTTAAAGTCTGATGATTTAGTTATTGGAGGTTATGCTTCTATCGAAATAGTAGATAAACAAAACGACTTAATTACACTAGAAGCATTAAACGATGCAGTTGCAAAATATATGAGTGAAAAGAAATACAGAAATGTTATGTCTAATCACTCTAACGTTCAAGTTGGAGAAGTAATTGAAAACTATAGAGATAAAAATGGAATGCTTCATAAAACAGAAGTAGATAATGTTGGTTTCTATGTTGTTATTAAGTTAAGAGATGACATAGAAAAGGCAAAGGAAATATCAAGAGGAATTAGAAAAGGAACACTACGCTCCTTTAGTATTGGTGGACAAGCAATATCAAAGCGTAGTAAAAAATCAGATGAGTTCGGTCAATACAATGAAATTGACAAGTTAGAGTTACATGAGGTAACTATATGTGAAAAGGGAATTAATCCCGAAGCGAGATTCGACATTTTAAAACAAGATGTTGGAGGTAATAAAATGAGTGATAAACTGGAAAAAGCACTTGAGGAGTTGAACGGCTTGATGAAACAAGTTAGTGATATCCACAAGGAAGAAGAAAAAGATGCCGATATGAAAAACGCAGGTGACATGAGTTACATGGATTCAGAAGAAGAAAAAATGAACTATGAAAAGACTGATAGCGAAGAAGAAATGAAAGCAGATGATGAGATGGACGATGATGAAGCAAAAGCATTAGACATTGACAATACTCATTCAGAAGCCGGAGAAGAAGTAGTAAGTGGTGGAAGCCCAACTGCAACTCCTGCACCGCTTAAAGTTTCTAAAGGATTAGAAGATGCTGATTTCAGTACTTTGAATCTAAGTCAAGAAAATGTAGAGAAGGCTTACGAGGCTTTCAAAGCAGAACGTCTTGAAAAACTCGCATATGATTCTCTAAGTAAGCAATTTGAAACAAGACTTGCTGAAGAATTAGAAGTTAAGAAAGCAATAGCAGAGAGAAACGAATATGATGCTATCTCTGAAGTTGCGGCTCTTAAAGAAGAATTTGCGGAACTACGCAAATCATTATCTGAAACAGAAATACGCAAAGCACAAGAAGTTGCTTTGCCTGAAGGATTCCCAACATCAATAGATGCAATAGCAGATATGTCTTGGGGAGATATACATAATTTAGTTGGAAGGAGAGATTAAGAATGACATACATAAATACAATAAAAGATTTGGAAGCAAGCACATATGGATTAGCCGGAGCATCAGGAAATGCACTACTAAAGAGTAGTGGAGTTGTTGGTGGTTTCGGTACTGCCCACGGAGGAGCAGATGCAGTTGCATTAAACGGTAACTCACTTAATATTGGTGATTTATATAACGTTCTTTACGGACAGAAAGTTTGGTCAATGCTTAACCAAGAGGTTAACGCTTTGTCTATGCTTGCAAAGAGGCCATATACATCAAGTGGTTGGAGAATACTAAAATCCCGTCCTACTGGTGGTTCAGATGCCGCATTCGGTATAGGAACTACTGCCGTTGCAGGAAATGTTACTGATTTATCTACTCCTAGAGCAGACCAAATTGGTGGTGTAGAAGAAAATGCCGCATTAGGTGCAAATGATGGATTCAAAGCATTGTCTCCTGAATATACTAAACTATTTGTAAGTCCTAAAACAATAGCACATTTGTTTGAGTTCTCTGAACTTGGAATGGAAATGGCCGCTATTGATGATGGTGTTGGCGATATACGTGCAATTGTTAGAGAAGACATGGGTAAGCATCACGCTGAAGTTCAAAGTAAAATGTTACTAATGCCTCTAGAGCGTTACAATGATGGTACTGCTACTAACATGAACAGAAATTATACTTCTTTAATGAAGATAGTTTCATCAGGGGCAGAAATTGCCGCTATGGCTAATGCTGACATGACAGATATGGGTGCGTCTGATACTTCTACTTTAGTAGGATTAGACCATCTAATTAATTTGTTTGGTACAACTGAAGCAAACGGTAGATTAGTTGCAGTTAATAACAGTGCAAATCCACCTTATTCATCAACAGCATCTTTCATGGATGCTGAAGTTGATTTTGGTGCAAGTTATTCAGGCGGTGCTAGAGTATTAACTCTAACAATACTAAATGATATGCTAAGAAGAATACGTGTTAACGGTGGAAATCCAAAAGTTATTTTAACAGGATACGATACTATACAACATATATCTGACTTACTACAAAGTCAAGAGAGATTTATGGATAGGAAAGAAATTGTTCCTACACATAATGGTGTTCGTGGAGTTAAGGGTTCAGAAGTTGGTTTCAGAGTTGCAACATACTATGACATACCAATTATCCCATCAAAAGATATGCCTAAAACAAACAAGGCTTCTCTAAATGAGGCTAACCCATTAAGTGATATATTAATTTTAGATACTGACCATCTATGGCTATCAGTTATGAAGCCTACACAATACTTCGAAGATGGAATTTCAAATGGAAACCCATTCGGTGTTGGTAAACTTGGTAATCAAGGAATGTACCGCACTATGGGAGAAACATGTTGTTCTTTCTTTAAAGGTCAGGGTAAAATTACTAACTTGAAGAGTGCTTGAGGTGATTAAGTGACACATTCTGTTACATTAATTGCTGACCGTAAGGGCTACACAGCCCCACACGTGTCCGGTGATGAGTATTATGTTGATGCAACAATTGACATCTCATCTTACACTGCTGGCGGAGAAGTAATCAGTGCTAGTTCACTAGGACTTTCTTCCATCCATGCAGTAATGATTACTGGACAAGAAAAGGGTGTTGGAAACTCAGGATTCCTTGCAACAGTTGAACTGGATGATAGTGGTAATTTAGCGAGTAATTCTACTTTTCAAATAGTAGCAACAGACTTTGATGGAACAAATGCCGTCGCATCTGCTGGAAATGATGTAGGCATGGTTCGTGTTAGAGTCTACGGGCTAATTTGAGTAAAACGTAAAATAGTAGTCATTGCTCCCTCTTAGCGGGGGAGCAGTGGCTACCTATCTAATTATGGAGTGAAAACAATGGTAAAAGTACAATTAAAAGAACATGGACGAGCGTATAGATTTAGAGCAAGAGGAATAGATTATACTATTTCTCACGAAGGTATAGAACCTAAGTTACCTACTAATCTTGCCCTTACTCTAATAGGTAATAAAGAATTAGAGTTTACTTTTGAGGCGAGTGATAAAAAGGTATTTTCAAATTTATATCCTGAAGTTTTAGATGTTTATTTTACTAAATATAATGTATCTAATCTTGATAGTTTATTAGAAAAAATATTCCCTAAGAAAACACCTACACAAAGAGTAAAGAAAGTTGTAGAAGAAGTATTAGAAACTCCTGCTAAAAAAGCCCCTGCTAAGAAGAAAACACCTGCTAAGAAGGCGGCTAAAAAAACACCTGCTAAGAAGGAGGTGAAGAAGTAATGGCTATAACATGTGCAACAAGTGGAATTAAAACTGCTGATGGAGTAGTTTCTGCTTCTAGGTGTAAACTTATGAGTATTCATGTTACTGTTACTAGTAGTAGTGGAACTGCGGCATTGAGTACACTAAAACTTTATGATAATGCAAGTGCCGCAAGTGGTACAGAAGTATCTAGAATTAATTTATTAGCATCTAGTACTTCTCCACAAAATATTGAATTTGATATGCATGGAGTATTATGTGCTAATGGGTTATATGCCGATGTAACGGTAGGTAGTAATTGCACTGTAGCGTATAGCGTGGAGTTTGCGTAATATGCCTAGCATAGATACAGATACAAGACTAATAATGACAATACTATTCGTAGGGTCAGTTAGCGGTGTTAATGTTTATTTTTACACTCAATATGGTGTAGACTTCCCATATGGAGGTTATGCTCATGGAGTATTATTTGGCATTATAACCATTGGTGCTATTATGATTATGAAAGCGGCTTTTGATTTAATGCTTCACGATATAATAGAAGATAGATTACTACAACGTAATATTGATAATTATTGGCTTAGAAAGGCTAGAGATGAAGAAAACCGTAAGAGAGTTAGAGAGTCTATGAGGAACTTTCAACAAAACTTTGCTCCCGTATATGGAGATACAAATTTACCCACCTTTGGTCAAACTAATAAAGCCGAAGAACAAAACGTTTCACCCGCATTCTTAACAGAACTAAGGTAGATAGGAGGTCATAAATATGGTAGGAGAAATCCTAATGGGCTTTGATGAGTCTGCTATGGCTTATGATTTACAAAGAGCCCATTCAGCAGATATATGGTTTATTCGTGCAAGGTTT